GTTAAGGAGGCTAGTTTTGTGGGCAAAGTACCTGTTCCCCAGAAGGATGATGTTGAGTTCTGGGATGATTTTTTCAGTCGTATAGAGAGTGGGGAGACGTTGCATGGTTTTGCAGTTGATCATGGCATGACGGGTCAGGTTTTGAGGGATCGTTTGAGACGTGGTGAGTTGCATGAGAGGTTTATAGAGGCCCATCAGGGACGTGCTGTTTATCATGCCCAGAGTATTGAGGGTATGATAGATCGTTTAGAGGGAGGAGAGGTTGAGAGTGATGTGGCTCGTGTTTCGATAGATGCAAGGAAGTGGTTGGCAACTAAGTATTACCCTCGTATGTTTGGAGAGAGGCAGGAGGTTAATGTTAAGACTACGGACATGACGAAGGTATATGTTGAGCAGCTTAAGATGTTGATGCAGAGTCAGGATCAGAGGATGAAGACTATTGAGGTCAAGAGTGAGGTTAAGATGATAGCAGAGGATGGAGATGACAGAGAAGCAGATTAAGGAGCATTTAGCTCGTTTAAAGAAACTTCATGATCAGGCTAGGAAATGGGATTTGAGGAGATAATCAAGCAGTTTTTTGACAAGTACGGGGATGATCCTGTTTCTTTTGTCAAGGAAGTCTTGAAGATTGAGCCAGACCCGTGGCAGGAGCAGGTATTGAGGTGGGTTGGAGAGAAGGAACGTAGAATATCGGTTCGTTCTGGGCATGGAGTCGGTAAGTCTTCGTGTGCATCTTGGGTTATGATATGGCATTTGCTGACTCGTTATCCTCAAAAGACGGTTGTTACTGCTCCAACAGTGAATCAGCTTCAGAATGCTTTGGCAGCAGAGTGCAAGAGGTGGGTAAATGAGTTGCCAGATGTTTTGAAGGATCAGATTGAGGTTTTGGTGGAGACGATCAGGTTGAAGGCAGCCCCTGCCGAGAGTTTTATCTCGTTTTCCGTGAGTCGTGCAGAAACTCCAGAGGCACTGGCTGGTGTTCATAGTGATCATGTAATTTTGATTGCAGATGAGGCATCAGGTGTTCCAGAGGGTGTTTTTGAGGCAGCATCGGGGTCGATGAGTTCACATTCAGCCACAACTATCCTTCTTGGGAATCCTGTGAGAAGCACAGGCACATTTTATAACACACACACGAAGCTGGCAGGATATTGGAAGACCCTGAAGGTATCGTGTTTAGATTCCCCCCGTGTTTCTGATGATTATGTCAGGGACATGAAGTTGAGGTACAGTGAGTCGAGTAATGCTTACAGGGTTCGTGTTTTGGGGGATTTCCCCATTTCTGATGATGACACGATTATACCGAGGGAGATGATTGAGGGTGCCATTGACAGGGATGTGAAGCCTACGGGTGGAGCAGTGGTTCTGGGAGTTGATGTGGCACGTAGGGGGAAGGATGCCAGTGCCATTTGCATACGTCAGGGGAACCATATACTTGGCAGGGAGGTTCTAATACGCAAAAAACTAGACACTATGCAGGTTGTAGGTTGGGTTCAGTCTGAGATGAAGAATTTAACGTCTTCAGGTTACGAGATTGGAGAGGTTTTAATTGACAGCATTGGTTTAGGTGCTGGTGTCGTGGATCGTTTAATGGAGAAAGGTGTTGATGTTCGTGGAATCAATGTTTCAGAGTCTCCGAGTATTGGCAGTGAGTATTTTAACCTGAGAAGTGAACTTTGGTGGAAGTGCAGGGAGTGGTTTGAGAGACGGGATTGTGTAATACCGAATGATGAGAAGTTAATTGAGGAATTGGTGACAGTCCAGCAGGATTACAACTCAGACAAGCTAAAAGTCGAGTCAAAAGAGAAGACACGGAGGAATTTAGATCGTGGTTCGTCTCCAGACCGTGCGGATGCTTTCGTATTGACTTTTGCCAGTTATGCCAGCATGTCGGGGAACTCTACCAAGTGGAATAAGCCCCTTGAGAGGCCCATGTTGGGTATTGTGTAGAAAAACGCTTGACTATCCGTCATTTACCCAATAGTTTGTGCCCAAACTGCATATTATGTTAACTTATTTGAATATTTATGAAGTCTGAAGCAGAACTTTTATCTGAGTCGTATGAGCTAGAAGACGAGCAAATACGTCTCTCTGGTGTTGAGCCAATGGAGGAGCAGGAACTTGAAGGAATTATTGCTTCCCTGATCGAAGAGGCCCAAGATCACATAGATTTAACAGAAGCACCGGACAGAGTTAGGGCCAGTGACTATTATCAGGGTAAACCCTTTGGTAATGAGGAAGATGGACGTTCCCAAGTCGTTTCTTATGACGTAAGAGACACTATTTCACTGATGATGCCTCAGATAATGAGGACATTCTTTGGAAGTGAGAAGGTAGTTGAGTTTGTACCCCGTGAAGCATCTGACGTACCAAACAGTGAACAAGCCTCAGATTACGTCAATCAAGTTGTCTTAGGGCAGGATAACCCTGCATTTTCAGTGTTTTACAATGTTTTTAAAGATGCACTGATCAAGCGTGTAGGGGTAGTAAAGGTAGATTGGGAGAGAAAAGAAGAGGTTGAGCATGAAGAATTTACGATGCTCGACGACATGGGGTTGGAAGCAATATTAGCTGATCCTGATATAGAAGCATCATCTGTAGAGAGTTACCCTGATCCGAATTTCGTGCCACCTCCACCAGAGATGCTGGCACAAGCACAGGAGCAACAACAGGTCTCTCCAAACGTCTCACCACAAGTGCCACCAGAGGTGCAACCACCTCAGTTGCATGATGTGGTGATTCGTAGGGTTAAGTCTCAAGGACAGATCATTGTTGAAGCAATCCCACCAGAAGAGTTCCTGATAGACAGACGGGCTAAATCAGTAGAAGAATCAGCAATAGTAGCTCATAGACGTTACTTATCTGTCTCTGAATTGACCCAAATGGGCTACGATTTCGATGAGATGCTGGCACTGGCAGGTGGAGAAGATGAGTTTGGTACAAACACCGAATATCTCTCAAGACATGCTGTAGGAAGTTTTGCTGACAGTTCAACTGGTGGAGAGGCCAACAGGAAGGTTCTATATATCGAATCTTATGCCAAAGTTGACTACGACGGAGATGGCATAGCAGAGTTAAGACGTTTCTGTACAGCAGGGTCACATCACGAGTTATTGCATCATTCCCCAGTAAATTCAATACCTTTTGTCTTGTTTAATGGGCATCCTGAGCCACACAAATGGGTCGGACACTCAGTTGCAGACTTGACAATGGATATTCAGCTTATCAAGAGTTCCGTGCTACGGAATATGCTTGATTCACTTGCCAAGTCGATCCATCCAGATACATGGTTTGTTGAGGGGCAGGTAAACGAAGATGACATCCTTAGTAATAAGGTCGGGAAGGTTGTCCGAACACGGGGTGCTGGTGTAGTAGGAGAATTTGTAAAGAATTTCTCTGGTAAAGAGGCATTTCCGATGATGGATTACCTCGACCAGATAAAAGAAGACAGAACTGGCATGAGTAAAGCCAGTATGGGCTTAAACCCAGATGCGTTACAGTCAAGCACAAAAGCAGCAGTTTCTGCGACAGTTTCGGCATCTCAGGCCCAGATAGAACTTTTATGTAGGGTTTTTGCTGAAAATGGCATGAAACCCCTGTTTAAGAAGATATTGAAACTCCTGAACAAACATCAGGAGAAAGCAAGAATGGTTCGTCTGAGGAACCAGTGGGTGCCGATTGATCCAAGAGCATGGGATTCTGACATGGACGTTAGTGTTAATGTTGCACTTGGTCTCGGCACTACAGAAGAACGTATGCAGATGCTTGAAGCAATAGCATTGAAACAAGCAACGATATTAAACGAGCAGGGTCTGGATAATCCTTTGGTGACAAATGAGCAGTATCACAACACCCTGACTAAGATGACTGAACTATCCGGTTATAAGGACACACAGAGTTTCTGGACTGATCCAGCAACTTACGAGCCTCCACCACCTCAGCCACCTGAACCTACCCCAGATGAGATATTTGCCAAGGCACAGGCAGATAAGGTTAGGCAGGATATGGAAATTGACCAATCACGGTTGACGTTAGACCGTGAAAAGATGGTTCGTGAAGATGATCTGGCACGAGACAAAATGGAGTCTGAGTTAGAGATCAAGGTCAAGGAGATGGAGAATAAGTATCAGACAACCATCGACCAGACTGAGATAAGAGGCAGGATGGAACGTGACAGGGAGCAGATTAAAATGGAAGCACAGCAAATGTTGCAACAGCAACAGGCTCAGCAACAAGCTCAGCAACAAGCACAACAAGCACCTCCGATGCCAGCACAGGATATGAACCCTGA